TCTTTCTTGAGATCTTCATTCGATTCGAATAACTCATCAACGACGTTATACTATCCGTCTGGGCTGTCAATGTAGTGATTTTCAAAAAGATCTTTTAGACCCACTAAGAAAGATTCTGCGATATCAGACTTGATACCTCTTTCTAGAGCCAACTCATTATTGTTCATCCACTCTGAAATTACATACTCAAGGTATTCGTCTAATTTCTCAGTAAGTTCAACGATGGTTGTCTCTAGGGTGGTTTCAAGGAGTTCTTTGTACTCTACATTAAGAGATTCTTGAATTGAAGAAACTCTTTCATTAATGGCAGCTTCAAAGACAACTGTTGCTTTCTCTTTGAAGTTTTCACTTAATTGTTCACCACTAAAGAGATTATCAAGATGTTCAGAAACTGTCTTTGCATCTCGATCTGGGTCGGGAGTATCGATGGTTTGAGTCTCATCTTTACCCTGTCCATCAGCAGCCTTACCCTTGGCAGCGATCGACTTTTTATTAGCCTTATCCTTTCCTTCGGTTCCTTTATCTGTATCAATTTTTGCACCTTTACCAGTTGCATCTTGATATAGATTAGTATCTTCTGAAGAAGAAGGATCCAGTGTTTTAACACCAGCAGAGTCTTCAAAGAGGTCTTTAGCCATCTTTGATTTGACTCTTTCTTTTAGTTCAGAAATCAAGGTAGTGTCCTTGAGTTCTTCGTTTTCGTTTACAACAGTTTCTGTAGTAGCCATTTACTTGCTCCTTGAGTACCAAGCACTTTATGCCTATGTATCACCTTTATTTATATAATTTATATTTTGGATAAGAAATCTTCGAACAATTTTATTGCTTTTTCTTCTAGCTCTTGCTTTGATGCTTTTTTCATTTCTTTGTGATAAAAATCCATCTGTTTTTCCTTCAGAAGACCATTATCCCAAATCCATTCTTTACCTTCCATGATCCCGTTGACAAAAGCATTTGGTGCAGATGGGTCTGCAACAATATCAACGGCAGCTAAAAGATAGTCATCTTGAACTTCATTAATTCCATTTACAGTTTTGAGTGATCCCATACCTCTAGAAGAAACACCGAGTTGAGCACCACCATCGATTAGATTTTGTACAATCTTACCCATGGGTGTATCTAAAACTTTTGCTCTACCAACGATATCATTTCCTTCAACTGCCAAATCTTTAATGATGTGAGAAGCTCTATCAAGATTTACAGTGGGTCCTTGGGGGTGGTTTAATTCACCCAAAGCTCTGTTCTTCTTAACATGACTTTCACAATAAGCGGGAACTTTAGGTCCTAAAACTCCAATAGGATAAACTCTCCCATTTCTATTCTTTTCTTCTGCTTGCATGAATACACCTTTGAGCCAGTAATCTTTTTTACCAGACTCATCGGTCTTCTCTACAATCATTTCGATGTTTTCTGTTGTTTCCGTTATTAGTTTCATTTGTTTTCTCCTGAACGGGTATTCAGTATGATGCCCCACCGACTTTTTTACCTACAGAGGCTTTTGCTTTTTTTGCAATCTTTGTAGATTTTTCGTTTGCTTCGTCGGTTCCCCCAATTTCGGGAGCTTTGGTTTTTGATGCAGGATCGTCAACTGTTTCCATGGAATCATGTGGAGCAGCATTTGGTTTTAGCTTTCCAGTATCTGCTTCTTCGTTTGTTTGCTTCTTGACTTTCTTATTTCTAGAAATCATAGCCTTCGCAATGTTTTCTCTTCTCTTAGATAGGTACTCATCAGAATCATCAGCGTCTCCATCGTTGTCGATATCTTCATCTTCTTTGCCAACGGGATCTAGCTTCTTTTTCTTAGCCTTCTTCTCGTCAATATCTACATCATCATCTTTTTTCGCCTCAAATACTTCAGGAGCAACACCAGAATATTTTTCTTCTAATTTATCATTGATTTTACTATAGAGAGCATTTTCAATTTCTTTTTTAGCAGAAATTAAATCTTCATCGATTAGACTTTCTATAATCTTATACATGGTATCTTCTTTAGCCATTTTTGCTTTCTTAGCTTTTGCTTTACCCTCTTTGGTATATGGGTATTTTTTACCGTCTACTTCTGGCATTATTTATCCTCCTCGGTGTTTTACTTTTGAAAATTCTACAAAATGATCATATGAATCTTTTGACTCAACAAGACTAGTTCTAAACTTGTTTTGGTTATCTAAGTTTAGATTATCATGAATGTAGATTAAATCTTTAGCTTGATCTGGACTTAAGCTAACAGTGCTTTCATCTAAAAGATCAATATAAACAGAAGAATTAGAATCTATGCACTCTTTTAAATATGGAATTATCTTATGGGAGATATCTTCTTCATTTAAATCGTTATTTACAACATCAGAAAAATTTAAAACTTGAGATTTGCTTTTAATATCTTCAAATTTTAATCTAATCCTATTAGATAATTCTTTCTTGAAATTATCAAGAAATGAATCCTTATCTTCATAAAGAGCAGATAAAACTATATTTCTCATATATTCTGACATCTTAGACCTCTGGTTGATCAGTTTCCTCTAGTTCAGGATTCTGTTCTTTTTCTTTATTAATCTGTGAATCTATACGCAATATTGTTTCATCGTCTTGATGAAGAACATGCCTTCTTATATATTCTTCTGAGAAGTACTTGCCAACATATGGTTCAGTCGAACCTATGAGTTCTAGTCTTTCTCTTAAAATTTCTGTTTCTCTTAGTTCTGCAAAGTAAGAATCTTCATTGTACTGAAAATTAATATCATGCTTGATCTGTTCCCAATCATCCTGTGTAATAATACCCTTTAACAGTAATTGTGTTCTAAGGAGATCAGTGAATAGATTGCAGAAACGTGTTCTAAGTCTCTGAATAAACTTATAGAATTTAACTTCATCTCGGGTAATCTCAGCAGATCTGCCCATATTAAATCCATTATCAGTTTCTAAACGAGATAGAGGAACGTTCAACGCTCTGAATAGTTTTCTTTGTAGGTATTCTACATCTGCCATCTCACCCAAGTTTTGTCCACCCTCAAGAGTAGAAATTTCGGTTCCTCTGCCACCCTCACGACGAGGAAGCCAGTAATCTTCAAGCATGTGAAGATGATCTCTGTTGTCTCGGATAGCACCTGTATTTTGATCATAAACCAATTTGTTTCTATATCGGTTCATCAATTCTTTTACATACTGCTCCGCTTTTTGCTTTGGTAAACTACCAACGTCAATGTAAAAGATTCTTCTTTCTGGTGCTCTAGATATTCTGTAGATAACTACAGCATCTTCAATTTGTCTGAGCATGTTTACAGGTCGAATTGCTTTCTGTAAATATCCGACTACCTTTTTAGTGCTGCTGTCAACAACACCACTATGAATATAACAAATTGAATCAGGTGAAATTTTCACGCCGGTTGCACTTGTTGTATATGGTGTCTCTTTATCTGTATTAGTATAAACAAAAAACTCTTCTGTGTCGGTCACTATTGGATATGAAACATTTTTTACCTGAAGGGGTTTTTTGTTAACTTTTCTTATTTTTTTAATCTTAGTGGGATCGATAGGTCTAAGTTCTTTAATCCCTGATTTTGGATTTTCTTTATCTACGATAACATGAAAGAAAAGTTTTCCATCAACATACCATCTTCTAAAAATTTCATATGACTTATTCGAAAAGTCCAACAGTTTAGAAATCTCTACGAATTCTTGATGGATTTTTCCTTTTATATTTTCAGATAAGTCTGTATTTTCTAAATTCAATTTAACTGGCTTCTTATCAGTTCCTTGAATTATAGAATCATTTACAATATCTTCAATCGCCATATCCACTTCTGGGTATAGTGAAATAGATCTGTACGTTGCAAGCAACTGGTTTTCGTCACGAAATTCACCGCTGAAGTTGACATAGGACCCCATGAAACCACCACCGGGGCCTGTCTCCATCAACTGACTGCCGTCATACTCATCGGGAGAAACGAAGGATTCTTGACGGAGATTTTGTAAAATCTCCTCTTCCTTCGGCTTCTTCCCTATGGTAAATCCAAATAAATCAAACGCCATAATATATCTCCTATTAAATCAAAGTTCGATGGAATCTGGTATGCCATTTCCATTAGCATCAAAACCTTGATTTCCGCCACCAGAATTGGTAGCTTGCAACTCAAAGTGTTCATATTCAACTGTGCAACTAAATTCTACTAGCTGATCAGTAACTCCTGCGTTAAGCTCGACTGGACCTACGCTTGATGGCCAACAATGCTTTAATGTCATTGTTTTGATTGGATTTGATCCATCATTAGCTAAGTGTTTAACTGTCCAATCTGGGAAATTAACGTTGTCATTTTGATCAAGAGCACCATAGTTGTTGGTAGCATGGTTGTTGATCACGTTACTCCAGTTGTGTAGTTTCTGCCAGACACCACCAGCGCCACCTTCATCGATGACGGTGAATGTCCAAGGAGCATAAACTCTATCGCCGGGGACTTTGAGAATACGTCCACGGAACCCAACTGGAATTGGTGTGATGTCAGAAGACGGTAAACTTGCTGCTCTACAAAGAACCGTGTTTACCTCACCATTGGGAAATGGTAATGAAACTTCGAATCTGTTTGGACGAGTACCGCCTTTAAACTGACCTTTAAATGTTGATAATCTGTTTGGCATTAGTGTTCTCTCCTATTTATCAAAGAACGTCGGCGGTATTTTTGTTGGTGAATCTAAGTTTAACGAAGTTGATGCTCTTAGCTGGCTTCAGATATACATCTGCAACAAACTCGTTTGCATCGACAACCGCAGGTGGGTTGTTAGTTTCATCACAAACTATCCTATACTCAAGCAATCCTCTTTGTGCCTGAACATTATTCAATACTGAGTTTGCAGCAGTAACGAATCCAGATCTAGTCACAGTATCGTTTAGCTCGAAGAGGATACCTCTAGCAGCTCTACCTAATACTTTCTTGAGGTAGACAAACAGTCTAACAACATTAATTCTACTTAATGATGATGTTGAAGCTCCACCTGTTTTATCTCCGAAAAGAATAGTACCTTCACCGGGGAATGTTAGAACAACATTAACCTTTTTATCATACATGGTGTCTGCATCGCTACTGGTTGGGTTATCAACTAGACGAAGACTGTTGACAATTCTACCCCTTCTTGTTCCAGCAGGTGAGAACCAAGGCGCGAAATCTCTATCTGTTCTTGCCATACAACCTGCAACATCTGCGATGAGCGGAGTCTGTATTGTTCCATTATCCTCTTCGTTTGTACCGAACGCTAAGAAAGCCTTCTTACCATAAACGGTAACTGAGTATTCATCAGGACCAATGTTTTTGGTAGAAGTACCAGTTTTGTCGATATATTCATACAAACCGATGTGATCATATCTTCTTAGAGCACCAACGGAAGCTACATATGAATTCTGTGCAGCAGATGCACCACGAACACACATAACTGCGTCGATATCAATTAGAGATTGATCTCTGAATGGACCCGATGTTATACCAAATCCAACATATCCTAGAACAGCTTCTCCACCATACTGCAAGAAGTTGTGGACGGTCCACCATCCATTGCCCCATGCTCCAGTTGGTCCGTTTGGCCATCTACCAGTTCCGTCTGGACCCAGAGTTCCCTCTGCTACCAGAAGGTCTGTTGCAGCGTCCGAACCATCATCACCCTCTGGAAGCCTGTGTTGGTCGAGTGTTTTATTTGGGTTAGGATCTTCGCTTAGAATGGGAATATTAGGTCTACTTGAAATGCCTGTTCTTAAAGAACCAGTATCCTCGCCACTCTTGTTTGAAGCATTTCTGCCGTCACTAGTACCGAAGTCTACTCCGGGAGCAGGGAAAGTGTTTGTCCCGAATGCGGGATTTGTATTTCTCTGTAGAAGTCTACCCCACCAGTCATTTAAGTCTGGTACTTGGAGATAGCCTCTGTTATATTCGAATGTGGTTCCGATCGCAGCAATTAAGTCCTGAGTAGAACCCCTAAGATCGGATTCAACGATAAAACCACATCTGAATGGCGCGCTTGCTTCCGAATTAGAAATTAAAAATGACTCATCGTCGATCTGTATGGTAACTTTTGGTTGTCCTGTTGGCATTATTTTAATTCCCTTGTTGTTTGCTCATAGCAATAGAGATTTCAGTACTATTTATCATTTTGTGATTTTTGTGTATCAAACTTTTTGCCATATATCATTACCATCCCACTCGATATCATCATCAGAAAGAGATGTAAAGCCAAAAGGTATTATTTCTTCTTCAATTCTATCGATTTCATCAGAATAAACATCTAATCTAACATCTGTGTCAGTGAGATTTT